TTTTTTTTTTTTTTTTTTTTTTTTTTTTTTTTTTTTTTGTAAGTATAAAAGAAACCCCTATGCGCCAACATAGGGGTTCTCGATTGCTTTAGCGAAAGGAGTATAAAAGCAAGCATTCTCGGATACCATTAGGTAGTACTCACAGAATGTAAGCGTATATTACCATGAAACTACGTATTTGTCAAGTATTTTATGCGCTTTATGTATAAATAAATCCTTGTTTCTATTAAGAAATAATAGAAGCCTCACACAGTGTAAGGAGTTCGCCCTATGAACACACAAATTGAACACGTATTGTCTCCAGTGAAGGACAAGAGTACCCGTACAGTGCCTGTATTCAACCAGGAACAACTTGCGTATTTGAACACAATATTCCCTGAGATGGTACAAGGGAGCTCTGAGGACTTACTTCGTACTGCTGGTAGTCGTGCAGTAATACAGCATATCGCTCTATGTATTCAGCGACAAACCAAAGCAGACCTTGAGCGAGGTAACTGGCATGGACAATAGTCTGCAAGCGCTGGTTACAGCTAGTAGCAGTACAGGTATCAGTACCGTAGTTACTAACAGCATGGTAAACGCAATGGCTCAGTGCTTAATTGCTGGTGTACCTGAAGAAGAGAAGATTGCATTCCCTGCTGAGGAATCATTGTCTGACGGTAACTACTACCGTACCATCTTCGTACCAAAGGACATTGTGCTTATTGGTAAGGTAACGCAAGTACCTACTGCGCTTATTGTGCATGGTGATTGTCAACTGCGTGTGCATGACAGTATACAAGAGCTCCATGGTTTTAATATCATTCACGAACCTGCTGGTATGATGCGCTGTACTCGTACTTACACTGATTGTGTATTCACAACAGTAAACCGTACAGACGCTCAGAGTATAGAAGAAGCTAGAGCAGAGTTCCTAGGAGAAGACCTATGAGTGCCTACTTTGTTGCAGCAGCAGTAATTGTAGCAGCAGCTACAGTGTACAGTTCTGAGAAGCAACGTAAGACTGCCAAGGAAGCTAACCGTGAGCAGCAACGTCAGAACCGTATCCAAGCGGAAGCACAAGCTAATGCTGCTAAGATTAAACAAGAGCAGCAGAACAAACCTGTTGCTACCATTGAGAACAGCCGTGGCACCAGTACTACGCAGAATCAGATTCGTAAACGTGGTACTGGTAACGTAGCTGGGAGTTTGAATCTATGAATACAACTGGCTTCAGTGCCGAGCGTATCTGGGACAGACTGTTCGACCAGATTCAAATCAATGCGTGGGAACATTACGCAGAGTGGACTATCCCCTCAGTGTTTCCACGCATCAACCAGTCTGAGCTAAAGTATGACTACCAGAGCTCTGGTGCATTCTTTGTGAACAGCTTAGCCAGTAAGCTCACACAAACACTGTTCCCACCCAATAACAGTTTCTTCAAGTTAGATGCAGGCGATGTATCGGACTTGGACGAAGACCTAGCCCGTATCGAGTTAGCAAGTAGCTCGCAGCTATTCAGCAACGCAAGCTATGCTGCACTGACCTATGCTATGCAGATGCTTATCATCACTGGTAACGCACTGCTTGTGCGTAAGGACGGTAAGTTCCATGTGCATAGTCCGCGTGAGTACGTGGTTGACCGCGACTACATCACTGGCGATGTGCGCTGTATTATCCTGAAGCAATCCGTTACTGAACTGGATTTGACTGACCACGCCAAGACCGTGCTGGGTATCAGCCCTATGGCCTACATGGATTCAGCGCAGAAAGCCGTGAAGACCTTCGACCTGTTCACAGTAGTGCGCTGGGAGAAGACTGCTAAGCGCTGGTACGAGGAGCAGTACATTGACGGCAAGGCAGTGCATACCAAAGTCGGTGAGTACATTGAGAACCTCTGCCCATACATTCCAGTGCGCTGGAGCACAAGACCTACTGAGTGGTTTGGCCGTGGGCATGTTGAGTTATACGCAGGGGACTTCGTGAAGTTGTCTGAGCTCAGCCGAGCCCTGACTGACTACGAAGCCATGGCGTGTAACGTCAAGATTCTGTCTGACCCTGCTGGTAACACTGACGTGCAGGAACTGGAAAGTCCTATCAGTGGTCTGGTAGTGCAAGGTCAACCGCAGTCAGTCGCTGCCCTTGAGATTGGTGATTACCAAAAGATTCAGGCACTGCAAGGTAGTATCCAGATGATTACGCAGCGCTTAGCCGTTGCCTTCATGCAGACTACTAATCAGCGACAAGGTGAACGTGTAACAGCCTACGAAGTGGAAGTTGCTGCTCGTGAAGCGGAACAGACACTAGGTAGTGTGTACAGCCAATTAGCCTTGAGCTTGCACTTACCGTTGGCTTACCTGTTGTGCTACGAGTTAGACAGCAGTATCGGTACAGACATTGCTAAGGGTGCACTGGAAGTACAAATCATCACTGGTGTACAAGCGCTGAGCCGTAGCTCTGAGTTACAGCAGTGGGTAGCCTTGACACAAGAGCTCGGCCTGATTATCCCTACTCTGCAACAAGTGTCTCCGCGCTTCAACGTTGAGAAGATTATCGAGCAGTTCATGCTGGGTCATGGTATCAGCCGTGAGTTCCTGTACACTGAAGCAGAGATGGCTGCAATTATCGAGAAACAACAAGCTGAGCTTGAACGTACTCAATACCAAGACCGTCATATCACTAGCCAAGATGCTACTGGTGAGATGGTTGAACAATTAGGACAAGTATAATGGATTTGAACAATCAACAACTCCCTGCTGGCGTACAGCAACAGCAGCAACCGCAGCAAACGCAGCAGGGCTATCCACAACAAGACCAGCAGTATCAGCAGCAACCTAACGCAGAGCTCATGCAGCAACTGCAAGAACTGCTGGCTAAGCAGGGTAATCAAGGCAATCAGCAGTACCCTGTCCAGAATCCACAGCAACAGCAGCAGCAGCAAACCCAACAAACTCAGCAGGTGCAGCAGCAACCTCAACAGCAGCAGCAGCTTGATACAAATGCCCTGGGCTTTGAAGTGTCGCATGGTACACAAACTGCTTTGAGTATGCTGGGTGCAGTCGGTGTCGATGCCAACGCCGTAGCAGCCTTAGCGCAAGATGCCATGGCCAAGAACGCGAGCTTGGACTTAGCAGCTTTCCAAATGCAGTTCGGCGACAAGGCAGCATATGCTTTGCAGGCAGCCCAGTCATTGCTTCAAGACGGAAGCGCGTACCGTGATACCCTCAAGCAGCAGGCTTATGCCTCTGTTGGCGGTGAACAGCAATGGTTGGACTTGACCAACAAGTTCAAAGCGACCGCACCGCACCTGCAGCCTGCTGTACAACAATTGGTTAATAACTTGCAGTTTGATGCAGCCGTAGCCTTGATGCGCTCGGTTGTACCTGTAGGGCAACAACCAATGCAAGGTGCTGTTACCGCCAGTGCCCAACCGTCTGTACAGAACGGTGTACTGACCCAAACCCAATTCCTCACAGCTTATGACGAGCTCAAGGCGAAATACCCGAACCAGTCCTTCGAGACAGGTCAAGCAGGTGCTCTGTACAAAGAGCTTCTGCGTATGCGCCAAGCTGGTATCCAAGCTGGTATCTAATTCTTTACTAGGAGAGCAATATGGCTCAATATGACTTCGCACCGCAGCTAACGCGTATCCACACCACCAACGCTAACCAAAACATTCACTTGGAGATGTTCAGCCATGACGTTGACACCAAGTTCAAGCTGGTATCCCTGTTTGATGGTTTGACCCAGAAACGTGTTACCCTGCCGAACACCAACACCTTCCGTCTCGACCGCTTGGGTGCTTCTGAAGTGAAGTCTCGTCAAGTCGGCGATAAACTCGAACCACAAAAAGTACCTAACAACAAACTGACCGTTGTGCTGGACAAAGCATTGTACATTCAGAACAACATTGACTTCATGGACGACTGGACTTCTCCAGACTACCGTCGTGAAATCGCCAGCAACAACGCCAGTGTGTTCGCACGTGATTGGGACACCGCGCACGTTATCCAGTTGCTGAAATGCCGTGCTTGGAAAGCGCCTGCTGAACTGAAAGCAAACGGCGTGTTCTTCGATGGCACTGACGTAACCGCGAACATCAAGGCTGCCCCAGCGAACCGTGCCGACCACGAAGCCAACGCTATGGCTCTGGCTAATGCACACGCCAAGGCTGTTGAAACTCTGATTACACGCGATATTCCATTGCAAAACATGGTTACTATCGTGAAGCCAGAAGTGTACAGCATCTTGATGAATCACCCTACCTTGATTAACAAGGACTTCAGCGCTGGTAATGGCGACTATGCAAACCGTCGTGTTATGCGCTTGAACGGCATCGACATCGTAGAGGCTAACTGCTTCCCGACTGCCGTTGGTAACCACACCCTGCACAGCACTGTTCAACCTGAACTGAACATGGCTGTAGCTGCTGATGACCTGAAATACGGTATGGTTGTGTTCGACAAAGGTCTGTCCTTGATTGACATCATCGCTAAGGACTTCCATAGCAGCCACGTGGCTCGTGAAGAAGAGCAGATTCAATATCTGACTACCGTGGCGATGAAGACCGTTGTGGCTCGCCGTCCTGACACTGTAGTACCTGTTAAAGTGGTAGCTGCATAATGCCTAACGAGTACGACTTCCAATCGTACTTGTACCCTGCTGGCTCTGCCTCCTCTGGAGGTGGGGCTGGTACTGGTACTGGTACGGCAGCACCTGCTAAGCCACTTAAGGTCGGCGAAGTGCATACTTTAGAAGCAGGTGAAGAAGCTACTGTTACCCTCGAAGAGACAGCCACTGCTACAGTGCTGAACTTTGGTATTCCACAGGGCAACAACGGTTTACCAGGTGCTAAAGGTGATACTGGTGCTCCAGGTGCTCCAGGTGCACCTGCTCCAACAACTACGCCTGTAGTCGGGGTTAGTGTAGGTGCACGTACCTTCATGTTCCCTAAGTTCCAAGCTAAGTACGTACCTAAACCAGAAGCTATGAAGAACAACGAGTGGTTTCACATCGACTTTGAAACACCGTTTGACAGTATAGTTGATATAGTGCACTTGCAAGTTACGCCTATATTGACAGGGTATCGCTACTTGTTGGTATCTAACGTTACTACTAAAGGTTTTGATATTCAATGCAACTACACACCTGAATTTGTAGGTCTGTATTATACAGTCTTTGCTTCTGAACAGCTTGCTTAGTGCTACTAGCTTCATGCACTATAGAGCTTCCTTTTGGAGGCTCTCTACTATATGGAGTTATTATGAACTTACTACAAGCTATTAACACGGCTCTTCCCTACATCGGGGAGTTCCCTGTAGATTCCTTAGATGCTACACCTAACCCTACGGTGCAGCAGCTATTAGATTTGATTAACAAGCACCTTACTGCTATCTGCTCTAAGGGTTACTGGTTTAACCGCCGTACTCTGGAACTCAAGCCAGACATCTATGGCAATATTCAGTTACCAGACCGTACCTTGAACTACTATGTGCATCAGCGAGACCTGCTATGTCAGGGTGTTCAAACGTATTTCCTAGACGGTAACCTGTTGGCTAATGAGAACGGTCGTGTATGGAAAGCGCCATTGAAGGTGCATTGCACTATGGAATTGGACTTCGATAATCTGCCTGACGTGGCTCAGCAGGTCATTATCCAATCCGCAACAATTGACTTGTATCTGCAGGTAATCGGTGCTGACCAGACACTACAAACATTGCAACAGCGCTTAGTAGGGCTGCAGCATGATTTGAAACGCGAAGACCTACGGCATGACCAAGTGCAACTTGGGTACAGCAGCCGTGCCCGATTCCGCCGATTTATGTGGAGATAACTATGCAGGTACTTATTCCTGAGCACAGCTTGTTACAGGGTATCTCACAGCAGCCTAAGCACCTGCGTAAGCAAGGGCAAGTGCACGATATGCTGAATATGCAGCCTGATGTTGTGCGCGGTTTACGAAGACGTAACGGCACTGAACTGGTTACTACCCGAGCAGGCTGGCTGAGTTTTGATGTGGTTAAACCTATTACAATGGCTGGCTTGGAATTAATCCTAGCGCACAATACGAAGTTCGGCTTAATCACACTGTACTCTCTGCGTGGTGCGCCTATTGCTACATCTTCTACACTTGACCAGCAGTATCTGCAAGGTGCACGCGAGGACTTCGATTACACCGTGTACAACGAATCCTTAATTGTGCTTAATCGTAAAAAGGTGATTGAACGCCGTCCGCTGCTGAGCAATCAGATGCACTATCTGAAGCTGGAGCGCGAGGGTATGTTCCGTCCAATCTTTGGTTCTCGGTCATTGGGTCGCGATGCAATTACTCGACCTACGAGCTTCTTCTTTGCTAAGTCTTCAGATACGCACTTGAGTTGGTCTGCGACTATCGTCAAGGACTATGTGCTCTGCGAAGAAGAAGGTGATGAAATCCGTGTCGCTATTAAGCAAGCTGTATACAATGTTACGGTACAGAATGGTTCGGGTACTGAGACTGCTGAAACACTGATTGCAAGTAGCTACCGTATGCGCTTGGGCTCATTGGTTATCAACAAGAATGACCACGATGTGTTCAAGCAGGAAGACGTGTATGCACTGTACCGTCAGCAGCGTGTAGTATGGGAGTACATTCGTACTTTGTCGCATGCAATGTACCAGAAACCCTTTGTGCTGGAGTTGTTCAACCCACTGAGCCCTGATAAGCCTATTCAACATGTACTTGTGTCAGACTGGTCTGATACTGTTAAAGGGCATGATGCCACGATGCCTATCAATGGTGAGCGCCAACTGAACTCAGAAGAGCGTATCCGATTGACCCGAGGTACTATCATTAGTGCCCAAGGTTTAGTCATTGCGTTGTCTGAGAGCCTTGGGAATATACACAATGCTCGCTTAGGTGTTAGTGTCGAAGAGCCTGCGCCTAGTGGACAACCTGCTACGCCAGCGCCTACTAAGCCTGCACCAGACCCCACAGACCCTTATAACTATGATGAGCGTGAAGTATCCCCGAATGGACGTTTCGCATGGGTGTATTTCCGTAGGAAGTTTCTCGAGAGCATCAAGAAAAAGGAAGCGGAACAAGCTCGAGCTGCAATCAAAGACCAAGAGCTCGCTAACAAACAAACTGCAGAACGCTTACAACAGCAATTCAATAACAGTCCTGCCGTGGGTACTATGAACCGATTGCTGGAACAAACCAAGACTGCTGACATCTATACAGCAATGTATGCACAAGTTGTAGGTAATACTCTACAAATTGGTGCGAATGATTCTGGTGCTGACTGGTTTGTTGTACCTAGTCTGTACACGAACCTGAGTGCAAACTTTGGTGTTGCTTCTGGTAGTGCCTACCGCCCAACCCTTAAAGCTGTCGAGGACTTACCAACTAAACTTATAGCTGGCATTACCCTTGGTGTTGGTAACGTGAATCCTGAGTACTACGAGTACCGCCTGAGTACAAGCACTTGGGAAGAGAGTACCCCGTACCCTCAAATCCTGAGTAACATGCCGTTGGTGCTGGAGTTTCAGTTAGACCCTGCAGTCTATCAGGAGTTTCAAAGTAATCCTACCACGGAACTTGGTTTACCGCAGTACAAGTCTACTGACCCGAGCGTTACGGCGTTTGCGGACGCAGAGCTCAAGCGCAAAGACGGCTACACGATGCAGGCCGTGGGTGATACGAAGTCCAACCCTGACCCTTCCTTTGTGGATAATGTACTCAATGGTGTCGGTGTGTATCAAGGCCGATTGGTGCTGTTGAGTTCCGATGGTGTGTTCATGTCCCAGACGAATGCTCCACGGCAATTCTATCGGGAAAGCGTTAAGGACGTGCAGGATACAGACCCTATCAGTTTGTACAATCCTGCTGCTGCTGGTATCTGGCGCTACGCTGTTGAGTTCAATCAGGACTTGTATGTGTTCAGCCGAACTGTACAGGGTATTATCCGTGGCCGACAAGGTTTGACTAACAAGAATGCTGCTCTGCTGTTTAACAGTAGTAGTCCATGCTTCGATGTGCAACCCATCGTGCAAGGTACAACCCTACTGTACAGTGCTGCTGATAAGTATTTGGATATTTCTCAGATGCTTGTCGGCGCAGTGGCTGATACCGCGAGTACACCTCTGAGTATTACGCAGCATGTACCTAATCTCGGTGATGTAGCTGCTATGTACAGCCAGAACTCTGCTGGTATCCTTGTGTGTATTCAAAAGGATTCTTACGATGTGCTGATGCAATTCAGTATTAAAGATGGTACGCAGTATCTGCAGAATGCTTGGGGCAAGTGGAACTTCATGTCAAGTACTCACGAAGCATGGAAGCTCAAAGTACTGTTCCCTGTATTCCTCAGTGATTGCATCTATTGGTACTGCGAGAACGATGTGCATGAAGTAATCATCTTGAAGCAGGCTTACCCTGCTGAAGAGACATTACCTGCAGATTGCTTGTCAGCTAAGTTAGAGCCTAACCTTGACCTTGCGGAACTTGACGTTGCTCCTACAGACAAACCGTATGCTCGTCTGTTCCAGAGCTATGTTACTTTGCATAGCCCTACGGTCAAAGCAGGCGATGACTTACTGATGCAAGCAGAATCGAATGCACGTTGGGTACAGGCTATAGTGAACACGGATAGTGCATCAGAGTTCACCTATGAAGTACAAGGTGTACAGCATAATGCCAAGTACCGTGTGAGTTCACAGCAGTACATGCACCACACGTATCGTACTAGCCGAACTGTTCCTTTGCTGATTCAGGGTACACCTGAAACAACTGTTAAACTACAGGCAGAATACGCGCAGTACATGACTATCCTCGGGGTAGCTAATACAGTGCGTACTAAGCAAACAATACGACAACTCTAATGGAGAACTGCTGTTATGAGTAATGGACAAGGTTATGCTGCTCTAGCTCAGGCAGCAGTTTCCGTATATCAGAGCTTTCAAAGTATTAAAGATGCTAAGGCAGCAGCCAAGCAATTAGCAGAGGCAGGTCGCAGACAACGCGAAGCCTCTGCTACTAACACTGCACGTATGCTTCAAGACCGAGTAGCTCAACTTGGTCGTCTGCAAGATGCCTTACAAGCAGTGCAATATCAAGCAAATGATTTCCGTAGTGCCTTGGTGCTGAACCAAGGTATTACCCAGAACTACAGTAATACAGCGCAGATTCTTCAAGCGGATATTGATAAGCAAGAAGACCGTGCTCGTATTCGTCTGCTGCGTAACCAACAGCAAGCGGACGTAAATTTGAATCAACAAATCCAAGCTGAAGCGGATTCCCTGAAGCAAAGCCCTGCTCAAATCAAACAGCCTACCGTGAACTACGCGGACGGTATCAGCGCAGGTATCAATGGAATCCTTGCTGGCTTCGAGGCTGGTGCTTTCGATAAGAAACCAAAGCCCAGTCCTTCTAATCAAGGTGTCGTGCTATACGGTAATAGTACAGGCTTCAATGTACAGCCCAATGCCAGCTATGGCAGCATTGACTTAACCAACGTATTGAATCTGAAGTGAGGTAGCTATGGCGGACTTTAAAATTGACCTGCAACCTATTGCTGGCAGTGCAGGTGTAAAGGTACAAGCTCAAGCCGTAGCGGATACACACGGTGGGACTATTGCCTTTGATGCCAAGCTCGGTGCAAGTTTCGATAAGCTCTCTGCTTTCTTTGCTAAACGTGCAGAAGAGAAGCGTAAAGCAAACATTGAGCGTGGCCGTCTGGCTCAGGAAGCTGGTAATGCAGACGAGGTACGTCAGGGTATTACTGACCGCGATGAACTCGTAGGCTTCGACATCGGTAAGAAATTCCAACTCGGTATGCAGGGTACAAACCAAGCGTTGACTGAGTTCGGTCAAACGTATGCTCAGGCATTGCGTAATGGTGCTTCTGATGAAGACCGTCAGAAGCTCTATCAAGGTGCTATTGACAAAATCGGTAAGGGCATCACTGCTCTGGAATTGCCGAAAGAATACACCCAGCAGCTTCGTAAGAATGCTCTGGAAAACCTTGACTTGTTCGTGAAGACACAGGCTCAAGCTGACAAGACCTATGCTCAGGAACAATTCCGTGAGCTTCGTTCTGCTACTGCCATTGACTTGCGTAGTAAACTTGGTGCTGCTGCTGCTATTGGTGATTCCAAAGCTGCACAACAGGCATTAGCGAGTGCTTTCGTGAATATGCAGGCTGCTGCTGTAGCTGCTGGGCATACTGAAGATGCCAGCACTAAGGCTTCTGAAAGTATCCGCCACGTAGTAGTGGGCTTGATTGATGGCTTCGACCCAACAGACAAGACCCAAGTAGCTGCACGGAATATGCTGCTGCAAAGTATCCCTGCCTTAGAGCAGGTGCTGGAAGCTGATGACTGGAATGCTCTGAATAAAGAGCTCCATCAAGCCGTAGAAAAGATTCGTGATTACACTGGTGTGCAACAGCACTTTGAACTGGAAGCACTGCGTACACGCGCTCTGGCTGGGGAGCCAATCAGTATTGACCAAATCAACGACATTCGTAAAGAGATTCAGCGCCGTGCAAATGCAGGGGAGATTAGTCTATCCGATGCTAAGGCTGCAGTTAACATAACTAGTCAAATCTGGGGTGAGGTTCAGAACTGGAAGTACCGTAATGAACAAGGTCAAGAGGTTGACCCTGTACAGGAACTGGCTGGTATGTCCTTAGCGCAGGCTATTGCTCTAGGTAAAGAACCCAAGTGGTATGCTGCCCAGAAACAGGTTGCTATGCTGCAAGCCCAAGGTGATTACACCAAGGCTGGCTTGATGATGCTACCGATTGCTAATGCCAACCGCTCAGCAGAACTGGCTAAAGATGCTTCCGAGATGGCTACACGTGAGTTCCGTTTCTTTATGGACAACGTTAGCTTCAAGGACTTTGCTGCTGCTAACGGTAGTGGTAATGCCGAGAAAGGCTGGGTTCAATGGCTATCCCTGTATAAAGCTGCTGACCCTGTACTTGCCGATGCGTATCTCGCTGGCTTAGGTGCAGACAATGCTGCTTTGATTAAGGGTGCGTTGATGGCTAAGCGCGATGCTACGCTGGAAGACGTTATGCGCTTCAAAGAGCAATGGATTCGTACCGATGGTGCTACTCGTACTGAGACCGTGAAGAAGGTGATTAATCATAGCTCTGATAAAGAGTGGAATGAAGCCTTTGGTACTACACGGCACTTTACACCGTGGACTGGTGATGTATCGCTTATTAAGAACGATGCAAGCCAGGGTGCTCGCCAATTCCTTATCAATAGTACTCGCCAAGTCCTGGCCAATGTGAGCCCTGAAGCCGTGCGCTCGGGTGCAGTGGTGCAGAATGCTGCTAGTGCCATGGCATATATGAATGCCAAGGGATTGGTTTACCGTAGCCCTAATCAGACTGCTGTATTGTCCCCTGCTGTTAATGCTCGATTCCAACAAGCCGTTGGTGTAGCTGGTACGACATTTGGTGCAGAGGTCTTGCAGGCGTACTACGAGAAGATTGGTAAGCAGACGAACCAGAATGCCAACACGGTTGTTGTTGATGGGAACTGGGATTCCGATCGTATGCGTTTCTTGGTCTTCCATAAGGACGGCTCAAGTAGCGTTGTGTACGAATCTTATGCAGATGTTGCGAAGACTGCTGCGCGGTTGAAGAAACCTGATACTCCGTATCGTAAGCCTGCGTTGGTTGATGTGAGCTTTACTGGTGTAAACGTCCAAGGTGCTGTTAAGCCATACAAGGCAAGACAGCAAGGTCAGCAACAGCAAGTTAAACAACAGCCTAAGCCAAACAAGGCAGCGCCTGTTCGTCAAGTACCTGTTAACCAAGCTCCGTCACCAGTGCCTAAAACAACTTCTAAGCGTGAATCACGTAATCAGATATTACAGACTGAAATTGCTAATGAGCAAGCTGCCCAAGCCAAAGTACCTAAAGGTTCTGCAGAATGGAAAGCCCGACAGTTGAATATCGAAGCAATTAAGCGTGAACTCAGTCGATAATCTTTAAAGGAATCCTTTATGGATAATAAAACAACTTGGACACCCAAGCCAATTAAGATAGCAGATACCAAACCTAAAGCGCAGGTAACGCGTGCCCCTAAGTGGAAAGATGTGGTCAAGGCTAACTGGCAGGAACAAGCCGTTAAATCCGTAAAGGATTCCAACCCTAACCATCGTAACAGTACGAACTTCGTTGAAGAAGACGTGCTGTTGCGTGAAGCCCCCAGTGCCTTGGTATCCTTTGGTGCCAGCATGTTCAGCATGGGGCGCGACATCAAGGAAGCTACCGAAGAAGCCTTACAGGACTTTGCACCTGATGATAAGTTCAAAGTTACTGACGAGGACATCAAGAAGTACAGTATGCAGGTGAGCCTTGATTCTGACCGAGTTAAGGTACTTAAGAATCTGCGCTCCCAAGCAGAGGTTGACTACAAACTCAAGCGATGGTCTGAGAAGGACTTCCGTGAGGGTGTAGCTGCCGAAAATCCTATTGCTGGCTTTGTTGGTAGCTTTGCGGACGTAGATGCCGTATTTGCAGGTGCAGGCAAATTAGCTGGTTTCGGTGCTAAAGCTGCTGGCTATGCCCGTACTGGCCAGCGTATTGCTGGTGCTCTTGGCGGTGCTGCTTCTGTAGCTGGTACTTATGCTGCCCTTGGTGAGCACAGCGATGAGAGCACTACTCAAAAGGTCGTGAACACTTTGTTGGTCGGTGGTATGGGTGGTGCGTTTGCTGGTGCAAGCAAGGCTCGTGTTATCAAAGCCAACGGTGAAATCATTGAGGACACTGTTGAGCACGTAACCAAACCGAAGCCCAAGACCCAAGCCGAAGAGCTCATTGCTGCTGACCGCCGTGCTGCTGCTCGTGCCGAGGCGCAAGCCCGTGCCGATGCCATTAAAGGTGAGCAGAGTACAGCAAGTTTCTACCGTAAATCCCAAGACGAATTGGCTAAAGTAGAAGCTGCGATTGCTCAGAAAACTAAGGTTGTGGATACGGTTGAAACGGCTGCTGAGCAGGCCTCTCATACAGAGAAGGCTGTAGAGAAGGCTACGGGTAAGGTTGTCGAAAGCAGTGCCGAGAGCAGTGCCAAAGCCCTTAAATCCAATGCTGGTATTAAAGCAGCCAAAGCCCAAGCCATGCGTATCGAGATGGCAGAGGTTAAAGCTGCTGCTCAGAAGACTTCGGCTAAGTTCTACGATGACATCAAGGACGTAATCAAGAGCGTACCTGATTCTACGCTGAGCAAAGCTGCCCACGAAGGTAAGCATTTAGATGCTGAGGTCTTGCGTGTTATCCGCCGAGAACTCGTGCAGAGTGGTGTACCTGAAGACCTGCTGCGTAAGTTCGATGCTGAGCGCCTGAGCTACCAAAAGAATCTCGGTCAACTCAATACGGCAATCTACAAGGCTGAGCAACGTCTGAAGCGTTTGGGTGCAGAAGCTGCCCAATCGAAAGCTGACGATGTTGCCCGAGCCCTTGAAGAATCCGAGTTAGGTCGTCTGAACTCTCTGGAAGAACTGCAGGCGAAGCGCACGGAGATTCTCGCTAAACGTCATGCCTTTGAGCGCCATAGCGAAACTGTCAAGAAAGCCATTCAGGAAGCTGAATTGCGTAAGGCTCAAGCCGAGCGCGAAATCCAAGAAGCTGCCGAAAAGCAAGCTGCCGAGAATCCATCAGGGAACGCGCCAGAAGGCCATCAGAATCCTGGTAAGGGTAATGCTGCCCCTGAGAATCCAACAGCCCGTCCTGCTCAACCTGAGCCCAGCGTTGGGGATTCTACGGACAATATCCGCCCCGACAGCAGTGGTGCTGGTAAACAACGTGGCGTACCGCCCGAGAAGCAAGCTGAGTTCGATGCTGAAATGCAAAGGCAGGCTGATGCTGCCGATGCACATGAGCACGTGGATTTGGAATTTGAATCCGATGTTGACGTTGAAGCTGTGCGTATGCAATCTCGCCCTGCCCCTAACAATGAGTGGGCTGCCATCAACCGTCAAGCTGAGTACAGTACCCGAGCCAAGCAGTACCTGAGTACAACGGACAAACTGATGTACTTTGGTAAGAACCTGCCTGCCGAGGACTACGAGAAGCTCAACCGTCTGTTATCAGACCCTAGCTTCAATAATCCTGACAATGCCATTACGCATGCCAGTCTACTGCAACGACATGGCGAGTGGCGTTTGAATGCCTTGGACGATGCCTTAGGGCAAGCTGCTCAAGAGTACTATGGTGGTACTGGTAGATTCGCTCAGCTTCTGCCGTGGAATCACAATAGCCAGATTAAAGCCCTGCGTGCTGCTCAGAAAGACCTGAGCGACTTGCGCCTGAAGTTGTACCAAGCAGAACGACAAGCTGCTTCCCTTGGTACAGAGGTGGACTTGAGTAGTCTCATCGATGAGCTTGCTCCGAACAAGGGTATTGCTAGTGCCATGCACGTGTATATTGATAGTGGCTTTGCTAAGTTCTGGGAACAGCAACTGAAGCGTACTGGTTTGTTACCACAAGATTTCCTTGAGGGTAAAGGTACGTACATGCCACTGCAATGGTCATATGCTAATATGCGCCGTGCTATGGACGAGGGCTTACCTGAAGAGGTGCTGGCTAAGTTCATTGGTGATGATGTGCTGGAACGATTCCCTGGATTAGCTTCTTATGGGCGTGATGCCGAGAGTATCGGTAAGCGATTCATTCAAACACAGAAGACCAGTATGCAGGCTACAGAGCACATGCCTGTAGGTGCAACTCGGGACTTCATTGCTGAGGTGCTGCTGAACAGTGGCGTTGAGGGTAATAAGGTTGACAGCATTGTTGACCGTATTATGCACAAGCAAACTCAGCAAGGGCACAAGAACCTGCGTACTCGTAATACGTGGGACTTCAGTAAGCCTATTGTGCACAACGGTAAAGCATACAGCTTAGTGGACTTCGTGGATAACGACATCAGCACACAGCTTATGTCCTATAACCGTCAGATGGCACACCGTGCTGGCCTGATGCACTACGGCATGACAGTGCAGGACGTGGACAATCTGTTCGTTAAGATTCAGGATACTGCCCCTGCTGGACACAGTACAGCCGAGGTGCGTGATTTCCTGAAGAATGTACGAGCACAGTTATTAGGTCAGAGTGTCGGGGAGAACACACCTGAGTTCCTGCGCAGTGCCAGTACTGCTGCTAGTGCCTGGATTCTGCAGAATGCTGGTATCGCTGCGATTGCGGATACGAGTACTGCTATTCAGCGCTTAGGCTTCTGGCGTACTGCTAAGGGTATGGTCAAGAACTTACCTAGCCTGTTCCATGCAATCAGTAAGTACACACCTGAAGATGCTCAGCGCCTGAAGGACGTACTCGTCGGTACAAGTACAGCGCATGAGCGCATCAGGTACTTCGTTACGCACTTCGAGGACAACCATGCTATCCCAGTGGACACAGCGCATAACTACATTGCCAAGACTGGTCAAAGTATTATGCATCTGAACACTTCAGAAGCAATCCGTAGATTCCTTGTAAACGCCACGGCTAGTGCCTACGAAGATGCTTTGATTGCTGCAGCCAAGGGTAGTAAATCCGAACGCGCCTTCCTGATGAAGGTAGGTGCTACTGAAGCGGATATGCGAAAGATTCTTGCTGAGGTTAAGAAGCATGGTACTGCGATTAATAAGTGGGATGCTGATGTTAGCCTACGGGCACAGCAACTGCTGATTAATGCTTCTGATGATATTGCTCTGACCGTTAAGGCTGGTGAAGCCCCTGCGTTTATTGAGCATACTAGTACAGGTAAAGTGCTGTTTCCTTTCATGCGCTTTGCTATGGCTGGTCATCAGAAGATTCTGCGTAAGTCCTACAACCAAGATGGTTTAGGCGGTGTTGCTACTTTGTTGTTCTGGTCGGGTGCTATTGCCCCTGTACTGGCTGCAGCGAAGAACGTTACCAACGGTAAGCCTTGGGACGACAACATCTATGCAGGTAGTATTCAGCAAGCCCCTGCATTAGGTTACTTCGGTATCGCCATTGATAGCTTAGTGAACTCTGAGCAATCACGTGGTGCTGCTGTATTCAGTCCATTGCAGAAAATGAATCAGTTCTTCCGTAAGGTAAGTAACCCTGATAGTGAGCTTCAAGTGTATGACTTCACAGACCCTACGCCGTTACTTGGTTTGACAATCATCAATCAAGCTGCTGGTGTTGTAAAATCATTGGAGAACGATGAATGAAACTAACTCAGTTTCAAAGCATGGTTCGCATTGAGTACACGGAAGGCGAAGAGGCTACTGCGGTAGTCCGCCTTCCTGTTCTTGCTGCTTCAGATGTGCTGTTGACTGCAGGCCTCAATGTGTACTGGGCTAGTCCTGTATTAGCCTTGCCTGAACCACTCAAATACATTTATAAAGGTATGCCTGCGAAGGTTGACCTCAAACCTACTGAGCAGCCTGCTAACCCTGCTGGCGAAGCTACGCCTGACCCTAAAGCTGCGGTAACTACTGCAAATCACTTCGGTGGTTCTAGCCGTAACAACTTAGGTTGGACTGGTATTGCCCGTACACTGTTTGAGCACATTGCTGCTGAGCGTAAGAAACAGGGCTTACCTGCGCTTACACCTGCTGCGGTTGAGACCATTCAGCCAATGGGCACTGTAGAGGTTGACCTTGTAGCTCTGCTGAAGAGTATGCAATTCCCATCAGGTACGTACTGCTTACGCCGTGCTACACCTATGGACAAACTGCTGGTGCAACCTGCTCCTAACCGTATGCTCAAGCAAGAGCATTTGAATCTGTTGTATCATCAACTGCTGTACATCCAGCAAGAGCTTTGCGAAGTGAAGTTCATTCCTGCTGATGTAGTGCGTGATGGTACATACAATGGTGGTATTGTGGAAGACAAGCAAGTTGTCCCTGATACTGACCCTGAGAAACCAGGTACAGGTTCAGAAGAGCCTAAGCCGAAACCCAAGCCAGAGCCTAACGTGGATACAGAAACTCAAGCTGTTCCTACGGCTGAGCACCTGCAAACCCAAGGTTATGCTATTGCATATATTCACAATGGTGCGCCTGTTATCTTTGGTAAAGCACCATTCAAGACCAACAAGCGCGGTCAGCAGATTGACAGCAACGGTTACTTAACCCTGTCCTTGACGGATACTCAATTACGAGTTCTGAACAAGGGTACTGCGTTTACAACTTACGAAGCTGCTATTGGTAAGAAACCGTTAGCTGCTGAGTTAGATGCTGCTGGTTATACTAAGGACAAAGCTGGTAAGTACTATGCGGTGCTTCCACGTCAACAAACCACGGTGCTTCCTAGTAATAGCCCTAATGGACGATTTGAGGAAGTGTCTAAAGATGCCAACGGTTACAGCATCAGCTATACTGCTGAGGCCGAGACTGGTGTCTATAAATGGTTTGTGAACCTTGGTACTGCAGAGGGTAAGCCTAGTGCAGACCCTAAAGAGGATACTCCGAAAGAGGGTTCGCCTACGGAAGACCCACCAGTGTCTAAACCGCCGAAGGAAGAACCGCCTGCAGCACCACCGTCCAGCGATACTGGTACAGTAACTCCTGCTGACCCAAGTCCTAAGCCTGCTGACCCTAAACCAGCAGACCCGACACCAGCACATTCTGAACCAGCGCGTACTCCTAGTAGCGACCCTGATGACCACGGTGCGTATATCAAAGAGTACTATGTGCATTCTGCCCCTGAAGTGTATTACATCAAGGAAGACCATGTACCTACCTACTTGGGTTACAGCCGAGATGCTCGTGGTAACTACCCTGCTATAGGGGACATTACTAAGTGGGTTGTTGCTAAGGATTCCCCTGAAAGTGCACGAGGTACTCCGCCTATGTACACTGATAAGCACAACTCAATCGTTGAGTGGACTGGCATTGCGGATGCTGGCGAAGGTGAGCCCGAAGGTTATTGGACACTCAAACTCGATGAAGAGCCGACTTCGGCTGATGCACGCGGAAGTGAAGCTCCTACGCGTGCTCCTGCGCCTGCTAAACCTGTTAGGGTTATAGACCAGAATGCTGTTGTCGAGAAAGTCCCAAAATCTGGTCATGATACAGGGTACTCACGTGAATCCTACTCAAAAGAGCAGATGCGAATTTCTGGGTATGAACCTAATAAGTGGGGTAGGTATGATGCTATTGCACCTATCAACAAGTGGGTTCCAGATTCCAATACGCCTCAGTGGTTGAGAGATATTTTACCTCAGTACTCTGACGCTAAGAACTCAGAGGTCGAGTGGGTAGCTCAAACTGACCCTGATAATCCAAGCCAACAAGGTTACTGGGCAGTTAGCAAAGTACGCGTTAAGTAACTAAGGACTAACTATGGAAACTAAAGACCTACGTTATACACCTGCTGAGTACACACGTGAGCACCAGCGTACCTACACTGTATTGGACATCAATGAAGGCGATAGTACTACAGTGCCAGTAAGCCCTGCTATGCAGTACTCAGATGCTCTGCGTGCCTACGACATCACTACCGCGGATTCAACCTTGGTTACAGATGCCGTGTCCAAGTGGATACTCACTGGGGAATCCATCTGGGATACCCTTGAGCACCTGCGTTTACAAATCCGCACCGTGGATAGTCAGCGTATTGCTCTTCCCGACGGATTCGTAGGTCGAGTGCTGATTGCTCGCGTTACACCCGATGCCAACGTAGAAGCTCCTGAGTTAATTCGCTTAGGGGCTTTGTTGCATCGTATCCAGCAAGAGCCTACTGCTTTGTATCCGTGGAAGGACAAGGTTAAACCCAAACGGGAATCTAATGTGTTTGACTATGGTTACACAGCAGAGCCAGCCCCAGCAGACTACTATACACAGCCGCCTGAGGGGACTTACAGCATACGTATCGTGCCTAGTGGTAGTGTGCTTGGTAGTGCTCGTCTTGACGAATCTGATGAGGAGTTACGAGCTCTCGGATACACACAAGATGCAGCGGGTAATTGGATAGGTATATCCCCAGTTGTTAAATGTATTGCAGACCGTGATGCGCCACCTTATCACAGAGGTGATTTCTTGTGGTATATAGACGCTAAGGATTCGGTTGTTACATGGGCGAAGGTAGTGAATCCAAGTACACTTCGGGTGGAAGGGTATTGGGTACTCAGATACCGTCGTTAATTGATTATTAAGGATTAGAATGGCAGCAACTAAGAAAAGCCTAGGTACGCTCCACGAGAAGTTCACTAAGTTGCTCTTAGATGAACTAGAGTTCTACCTGAACAATGAGGAAGGTATCCCGATGTCCGCAGCAGATAAGACTGTAGTCATGACCTTCCTTAAGAACAATGGTATCACTGCGGAAAGCTCTGATGAAGAGTTGGCTGCAATGAGCGATGCTTGGAACCAGCTTAAGCAAGACAAGAAAGCCAAAGCCCTCGGTGTCCTTCGAGAAGCTAAAGAAGCTCTCAAGGAAACTGATGGTGAGCCTTCTGTCAAGCCCAAGGCTGAACCTCAGCAATCCCTACAGCATTTACTTTCATGAGGTAGATTATGATTTCAGAACTGACTATCAAACGTCTGGAGCTTCTGAATACTCGCTGTATGCGCTGGCGTGATAACCCTACGGACATTCCAATGCAGGAACGTCTTGAACTCAGTATCATGTTCAGCACAACCTTCGAGAACTTCTTGGAGTTTGCTGAGCTTGGTATGCAGTTCCTAGGATTCCCTATTACCCCAGTGCAACTGGACATTGCCAAGTACATGCAAGAATGCCCAGACAAGGCTATGGTGCAGGCTCAGCGTGGTCAAGCAAAATCTACGCTGGCTGCGCTGTATGCCGTCTGGACACTTATCCGCAATAACTCTGCGCGTATTCTGGTGGTCTCTGCTGGTGCTCGTCAGGCTTCGGACGTGGCACGCATGATTGTGCGCCTGATTCAACAATGGAATCTTTTGTGCTGGCTGCGTGCAGACCCGAATGCAGGCGACCGCTTCAGTACAGAAAGCTATGACGTGCATTACAGCCTACGCGGTGTGGACAAATCCGCCAGTGTAACCTGCATGGGCGTAACAGCGAACTTGCAGGGTGCACGCGCCGACCTTCTGATTCCCGATGACGTGGAAACTCAGAAGAACAGTATGACCCAAGTGCAGCGTGAGCAACTGGCGCTCTTGACCAAAGAGTTCTCAGCGATTTGTTCACACGGTAAGATTCTGTACTTGGGCACACCGCAAACCAAGGACAGCGTGTATAAGCAACTGCGTAGTCGTGGCTTCCAAATTCGTATCTGGACTTCACGCTATCCAAACAGCGAAGAGTTACAGCGCTATCGCCGTGACGAACTCGCCCCAATTATCTTGGAAGCACTGGAAGCCGACCCTTCCTTGGGTACAGGCGGTGGTATCAGTGGCCAGCGTGGTAAGCCAGTTGACCCTCAATTGTTCTCAGAAGAGACACTGCAGGCTAAGGAACTGGACTATGGTGCTGAGGGTTATGCCCTGCAGTACATGCTGGACACAATGCTCTCTGACCTTATGCGTCAGCGCATCAACGTTACGGACATGCCTGTTGTGCACACTGGTGTGGATTATGCGCCTGATGTTATCCATTGGAGTTCAGACCCACGTCTTGCAGTGAAGCATAGCAACAGTGCGTGCTTGAATGAATTGTTTGTGCAAGCAGTGCAAACCAGTACGAACTTCGTACCCTTCACAAATGCCAGTATGTTCATTGACCCTGCTGGTTCAGGCGGTGATGAAGTGGCATTCTGTATTGGTGCTGAGGCTGCTGGTTATTTGCATCTGTTTACTACGGGTGGCTTTGCTGGTGGTTTCACTGAAGAGAACTGCCATAAGCTCATTAAGCTGGCTCAGGACTACCGAGTGCGTGTTATGTACTTGGAACGAAACATGGGTCATGGTACGGCTACAGCCTTGATGCAGAACTGTATTCGTACAGCGAAAGCAGATATAGGTGTTCAGGACTATTATGTTACTGGACAGAAGGAACGCCGAATCATCGACACTATTGCTCCTGTTGTACGCAGGCATCGCTTGGTAGTGCATAAGCAGGCTATTGATGATGACTGGCTGTACTGCTTGGCTCAACCAGAGAGCAAGCGCCAGCAATTCAGTTTATTCCGGCAACTCACGGATATTACCTATGACCGCAACAGTTTAGCACATGATGACCGTGCTGACTGCTTGCAAGCCTTTGTAGCGCACTTTGGTAAGCTCTTGGGTATTGACGAGAACAAAGCTGCTGAGAGACGTGCTGCTGAGGCTGCTGCAGATTTCCTGCGGTTTCCTCTTGGACATGGCTCTGGGGCTCCTGACCTTGGTGCGGTGAATCTGCACAGACGTTGGGGCGGTAGGCGTATTTAATTATTATAATACTAGGGAAGACAATGAAAGGTTCACAAGAAATGATGTACGGTGGTACAACCGTATCCTTTGCTGCTTGGTTAGCGCAACAGGACTGGTTACTTATTATCGGTACGTTAGCATCGGTGCTGGGTCTTTGTGTTACATGGTACTTCAAACTCAAAGAAGAACGCCGTCAACAAAAGCTATTTGAAGTGGAGTTGAAACTGAAGCTGAACAGACTTCAAGACGATTCTACTAAGGAGCACTAATGCAACTACGAAACAAACTAATAGTGGCTACCCTCGCTGGTAGCCTCTTTTATTATCACAGCAAGGTGCAGTGGGAAGGTGAGGTACTGAAGCCTTACAAGGATTCTGTCGGTGTACCTACCATTGGTATTGGTAGTACGCAGTATCCTCCTGATTTCCGTAATGGCTCTAAGGTGAAGCTCACTGATGCACCGATTACGCATGAAGAAGCACTGCATATTTCCAAGTGGCACGCAGCCAAGGACGAGCAGTTCCTGATTGCTTCATTGCCGAATGTTGAGCTTACACAGCGTGAGTTCGATATTTACTTGGACTTCGTGTACAACTTCGGCAGAGCTACTTGGGCTAAGAGCAGTATGCGCCGTGAGCTCTTATTAACTGCAAACAAACCATTGGAGACACGCCCAGAGCATTACCGCAATGCCTGTCGTGCTCTACTGCGTTATCGCTTTGCAGGCGGTATGGACTGCAGCAAGGACAAGCGCTGCGCTGGTGTCTGGAAGCGTCAACAATGGCGCTACAAGACGTGTATGATTGAAAATCCTGAGGAGAGCTAATATGTTCCCTATCCCTGCTACTATTTGGAGTAAGCTGTCGGGACGTGCTCGACAGTGGTGTCTCTTTGGTGGTATATGCCTTGTTGCCATCACTGCTACTGTCTGGTTGGTATTCCTGATGTACAGCAGCTACAGCAAGGAAGTGCAAAAGCAGTACAACGATGGTTACAAATATGGTGTTGAGGTAACTACCAATGCATACACGAAGGCTATTAAGGAAGCCCAAGAGAAGCACGAAGCAGAACTGCTGGAGGCTAATCAGAAGGCGCAGATGTATTATGAACTAGCAAAGGAACAAACGAATGCAAAAACTGTTGAAAGCGCTAAAGAAGTGCAAGCTCTTGGCAATAGCCCTGCTGGGTCTGTTGAGTGCTTTCCTTCTGAGTTCATGCACAAGTACAACTCAGCCGTCGGTACAGGTACAAGCGAAGGTAAGTAAGGTTGACCTACCGTATGCCCTGACTGTAGCATGCAAAGACCCACAGAAGCTACAGAGTACGCAAGCGCAGGAAGTACTCCGAGTGCTGTACGCTAATGCCTTGGCCTTGGAAGATTGTAAGAACAAGCACAAACATTTATTGCGTATCTCGAAAACATTGTTTCAGTACGATAATAAAATGCTTGAACCTACAAATACTTTAGAAAGAACTCAGAAGGCAAGGGTGGTAACTGAGGTTACTATTAATAAAAGTCATATATAAATCCTCTGGAATCCTTGTGTATCGGGGCTTTCAGGGGATTTATTATTTTCTTTACTCTTAATAAATCGGAGGTAATTATGCCTGAAGCTGAAAAGGTATTTTGGTTGATTCTTGTGGTGAACTTTGTGGGCGTATTCCTTACGCTGTGGGCACTCTGGGTGTACAGCAAGAGCATGGATTTGCTCACGGAAGCAGTAATAAAACTGCAGGCAATAACCAGACGTCTGCGCCAGCGCATTGACCGCAATACTGACCGACTGAATCGCCGTGGATAATCCTGATTTCTACCTGGACTGCAATTGCGGATAGAAGATTTCGCAGAGAATCGTCAGGAAGGGGCTATTTTTGGCCTAGGATTGCGTTTCTAGGGTCAGGGAATACCGTTGCCTACCCTGAGCAGGAAATTCAATCCTGAGCGATTCTAGGCCTGTTTCTGACGATGTGCAGTTTGCTTCACGTATTGAGAAGAAATTCTCAGCACGGATTCTGGCATGGCTTCCTCGGGTCAAACCCTTGGTCAATGCAGGCTGGAAGCAGGGTTCTAAGCAGGGCAGCTTACTGGGTGTCCAAAAGCATTTCTCGATTTTTGATGCGGAATTGTTTGGGGGTACTCACCCCTGACCCAGCGTTTCTTCCCCGTATGCCCTCGGGTGCTTACTGGGTGCTTACTGGGTGCTTAC